CAACACTCAACGGTGAAGTCATCTACACACAGGCACAAGAAGAAATAAACAAAATCGAGGAAGAGATTCGCTCATCTTTTGAAACACCAATCGACTATATGGTAGGATAATCAATGCCTATTCGCAATCTATATTTTAGTCACGGCACACGATCCGAGAAATGGTTGTATGAAGACTTAATGATTGAACAACTTCGTGTGTTCGGTCAAGAAGTTTATTATCTACCGAGAGAAATTGTCGCACGTGATAATATTTTAGGTGAAGCAGAGATATCAAAATTTGAGGCTGCATACTCTATTGAAATGTATGTAGAAAATGTTTCTGGTTTTGAAGGCGACAATGATATCATTGGTAAATTTGGATTAGAAGTCAGAGATGATGTCACTCTTGTTGTTTCCAAAAGACGATTTGATATACTAGTAGATCAAAAAACAAATGTGTTGAATATTGATCGACCAAAAGAAGGTGATGCTATTTACATGCCTATCTTTAAGAAAATGTTTCAAATACAATTTGTTGAAGATGAAGATCCGTTTTATCAAATTGCTGATATTCCTTTATACAAATTACGTTGTACAACATTTGAATACAACCAAGAAGAAATTAATACAGATATTGCAGAAATTGATGATATTGAAGATAAACGTTCACTTGACGTTTTAGGGTTTCAGTTCACACTTGAAGACGGTACAGGTACCACAGGTTCTTTATTACTCGAAACACCATCACTATCTCAACTTGTACTAGACGGTACTGATAATTTACAATCAGATGCTGGTTCTGGATTAGTTTTAAACTCAGTCGATGGTACTAATGCAGATGAAGGTGATGACATTTTACTCGAAGACGAATTAGGAACATATAAGTATCTACTACAAGAAGATTCAAACATTACAGAAACCAGAGATGAAAAGGCACAAAATGATACCTTTGCAACAGAAGCTGGATTTGATACACCGTTTGATTCTAATGATGACATCTTCGATTTTACAGAAAGAAACCCTTTCGGAGAACCTGATAAATAGAAAGAGGAGAAATAAAATATGTTAACAGATAGTTTTTACCATGAAGTTGTTCGAAAGACAGTTGTAGCCTTTGGTTCACTGTTTAACAACTTATATGTTGTTCGCAAAAACAATTCTGGTAAAGTGATTCAAAGAATGAAAGTGCCATTAGCCTATGGCCCAAAACAAAAGTTTCTTACACGATTAGACCAAGATGCTGGTAGAACAGCAACAGACGTAAAGAAAACTTCGATCACATTACCAAGACTTGGTTTTGAAATGACAGGTTTGTCATACGATGCTACCAGAAAGTTAAATCGTGTACAAAAGTTTAAGAAAGTCAAAGGGGCAGATGATAAGTCGATGACATCTCAGTATATGCCTGTACCATATAATATTGGTTTTACATTATATGCTATGGCAAAAAAATTCAGATGATGCATTACAAATTGTCGAACAAATACTACCTTACTTTCAACCCGATTATACAGTCACCTTAAATTCTATTCCAGAAATGGAAATAGTGAGAGATGTACCAATCATTTTAAATGATGTGACTTATGAAGATTCATATGATGGCGAATTTACAACAAGACGTGTCATTATGTACACTTTGTCTTTCACTGCAAAGAATTATCTCTATGGTCCTGTGACATCATCAAAAGTGATTAAAACAGTACAAGTTGATCAGTATGCAGATATGCCGGTGAATACACCAAAGAGAGAACAAAGATATACCGTCACACCTGATCCGATTGATGCTGATGGTGATGATAACTTTGGTTTTAATGAAACAACATCATTCTTTCAGGATGCAAAAGAATATGATTCCGAAAGTGGCACAGATAAGAATGTGTAATATATTATGTCAAACACAGATGATAAATTAAATGAAGTCTTAGAGATAGCTGAATTACCAGAAAAAGTAAAAGACGTTACTCCAAAGATTCCAAGACCAAAAGAAACAGCAGACATTGACGGTGACTACAAGTATAGTAGAGAAAATCTTTATAATTTAGTTGAACGGGG